GCCCTCGCCCTCGAGCACGGCGGCGACGAAGGTGCCGCACCACGGGGTCTCATCATCCGACCACCACGCCTTGAGCTCGCGCAGCCAGCGGGCGATGGTTGGCGCGGTCGCCTTGCCGGGGATCTCCCGCAGGCCGAGGAAGGCGCGCGCGGCGATGAGCCAGCGTGGCTCCATCAGGGCTTCCTCAGGTTCTTGAAGTGCACGGCGATCGCGAAGCAGCCGGCGCATATTGCGATGAGCCCGGCAAGCAGCGAGATGATCTCGTTGGCCTGGGTCATCCACGACACGCTGGCGGCGGTCACGCTGCCGGCTGCGGCGATGTCTCCGACGCGTTCGATGGGTGTGGTCACGGCTCCTGCTCCTTGAGCTGCTCGTCGGCCTGCTCCTTGACCTTCACCACCAAAGGCCACGCGCCGCTGCTCGTCGGCAACTGCCCAAGCACTTGCAGGATAGCCTGCACTTCGTCGCGGGTCAGGGTGAGGGTGATTTCCATGTGCGCTCCTGTGTGTTACGGGCCAGCATCGCGCCAAACGCCGGTGCTGTAGAAGTAGAGTTTGTTGTTGGTGGTATCTACGACGATGGGTGCCATGCCCGTGATTGCGGTCGGCGTTCCGGTCGGCGTACCCGCGCAGGTCGGGACATAGAGGAAGCCGTTGGTCGCGGTCGTGGCGAGGGCGGCAGATGCGCCTGCGACGATGTTTCCGTTCGCGTCGATTCGCATACGCTCGTTGCCGTTGGTGCCAAACAACATATAAGCGTTCATTTCGTTGACGAAGTTGAACGAATCGTCAGACCCGCTGTATCCGAAATAGCCCTTGCGCCCGGTCGGGTCGTAGAACGAGGCATACACATTACCGCCGCCGCGCGCAGTCGTGCCTTCGATGATGGTGTTTTCCGCGAGGCTGGACTTGCTATGCAGCCGCACGGACGGCGAACTCGTCCCGATGCCGAGGTTGCCGGAGGAGTCGAGCGTGAGTTGATTTGTACCGCTTCCACCAGTTTGAATAGCAAAAGATGACCCACCAAACAGCGTGGCAAGCGTCGTGGTGCTGCTCGTCGTGTTGAGCGTGAAGCCGAACGAACCCGTGGAATCGTTCTGACGGTATTGACTGCCGACAACATGGAGTTTTGCGCTAGGCGAACTCGTCCCGATGCCGAGGTTGCCGGAGGAGTCGATACGAACGCGTTCCGTGTTGTTGGTGCTGAAAATCGTCGCAAAGTTTTGCGTCTGGTTGACGATGGCGTTGCCAGTCGTGTCCACGCCAAACAGCGTACCGTTAAGACCTGTGTTGCTGTTGCCAGCAGACATAATGGCGTTGGTTGAGCCGCTGCGATAAAGGCTCAAAACTTGTGTCGGGGCGTTGCCTTCGCTGATACCAACATTTCCTGACGAACTAATCCGCATCGACTCCGCGCCGCCCTCCGTGAAGGCAATCGTGTCTGCGGCGGGAAAGAAGATGCCGGTGTTTGTATCGCCGGTCGTGGTGATAGACGGCGCTGCGGCAGAACCGGCAGCGAAAACCACCGACGCAGATCCGGTAACTGTCATCGTCCCGGCCACCGCCAGCGTCTTGCCGGCGCCGACATTGAGCCCCACCGAGGTGCCGCTGCCGGCGGCGGCGAACAGTCCGTCCACGAGGTCCAGGTTGGTGTTGATCTTGCCGCCCCAAGTGTCCGCCGATGCGCCGACTTCCGGCTTCGTCAGGCCAAGGTTGGTGGTGGTTGTGTCAGCCATGCTTGCTACCCTCAGGCGGCCCCTAAATAGGCCGGATTCTCTGTGTGAATTTTTTAGTCTTTGCCGGCAGCGCTAAACTACGGGATCACCCGCGTCGGCTTGACTGTCATGGAAATGCGCCCCTGGCTGAATGCCGCGCGCTCGTTCTGCAGGATCATGTCCTCGATGGCCTGCCCGTAGAGCGGGGTCCAGAGGGCGACGCGCTCGTCGTCGCGCAGGTACGGGGCCGCCTGCAAGAGCGACCCGTAGAGGTACACATCAGGGTGCCGCTCCAAGATCCAATTCGATGCGTTGGAATCCGAGAGCTTGGCAAGAGTTGCCACATATGTCAGCTCTGCGGTGTAGCTAGTGTCGGGCGGCGGCAGCGTCTCGACTTGGTCTGCAATCAGCGCAAAATATTGCGGCTTGCCGGTCGTGCGGTAGACGGTCTTCTTCGCGTCAAGCTCGTCCTCGGTCAAGAACACGAGCTGCTGCACGGGCGCCGTCGAGGTCAGCACCAGCGACTTTGCAGACAGAAAGTCAGACGGGAGCGTGGTGAACTGCGCGCTGATAGTAATATCCACGCGCTTGACCATCTTCTGGGTCGGCAGACGGCGCTCGAGCTGCGCCTCGGCCAACGAGATGAAGTCCGGGATGACCGACGTCAGGTCGTCCCGGTTCAGCCAGTCGGCGATGCTCGCCCTAAGCGCGCTGTATGATGTTAGAGCCATCCACCTGTTCCTTCATCGCCCATGCGCCTTCGTGTGAATACTCGAAGGTCCCGATGTGCTTAACCTGGTGCGAGAGGTCATGGTCCACGAGTACCTCGTATCCCGCCTCGCGCGCCTTGCGGCAGAAAAACACGTCCTCGCCGATGTAGTGATTCCCGATGGTGCTGTAGGGGATCGCAAACCACGGCGCCTCCACCTTCTCGAACACCTCGCGCTTCACCATCATCACCCCCATGCCGATGTAATCCACCGGCTGGAGCCCCTCAGAGTCCGGCGCGGTATACACCCGCCCGATCTCGCCGTTGTTGTCCATCATCGCCACCGGCTTGACCGGCATACGGCGCGTCGCATAGTTCGCGGCCACGATCGGCTTGTCGCGCAGCATGAGGTGCCCGATGGTCTCCCTCGGGAACCGCATGTCTGAGTCAAGCCAGAGGAGATAGTCCGCCTTCTCCTCCAGAGCCTGCCGCGCAAGCTCCATCCGTTGAGAGGCGATCAGAGTCCCGTGCGAGGTGTAAAGCAGCACACGGTCGTCCGTTGTCGCGGTGTGGAACGACATCGCGCGCGCTAGGTCATAGGCGAACGAGGTCATCACCGTGTCCCTTGCTGGGACTAAAATTGCGACCGAGCGGCTCATACGCGCCCCGGTCGTGTTCTAAAAAACCTGTTGTCTGCGTCGTTCAGCCAGGCCTTCATCTTCTTCGGGTCGTCAACGATGCCCTGACTCTTCAGCCGGTAGAACAACGGCATCGGTATCGAGGCCACCTTGCTCCACTCGCCCCAGCGCGTCCTCTCGTCGGTCGCTGAATACTGGGCCTTGTTCTGCTCTACGATGTCGCCGACCTCGAAGACCGTCTCGATGGTCGCCTCGTCAGAGTCGGCGTCGTAGTGCCACCACTTCGTGGTGCCTGTCGTCGGGTCAAAGTCAAAAAGCTTCTTGCCCGTCGATTGCATGTTCACCTCAACTCAAAGGGCGCCGGCACAATTACCGGCGCCCCCGAGTTTACATCACCCGATTAGGTCGTGGTGAGGTCAGCCGCGAGGCCGTGCGCGGCCTCGGTGTTGACCTTCAAGCCCCACTCGACGAGGATCATGCGCTTCTCGGCGTCGCCGGTCTTCGCAAGTTGCACGGTCTGGAAGGGACGCAGGAAGGCAACGCTGGCGTACTCGGGGTCGAGCACGAAAGCATCACGCTCACGCATGAACCTGTTAGGCACGGTGGCCACGTTCCCGAAATCGCTCACATAAACGTCCGCTGAGGCGATTATGGTTGCAGGCTTGTTGCCAGTCACTTCGCGACGAATCTCCGCGATACCCGCGAAGCCCGAAACGCGCTGCTTGTTGACGGGGCCGACCATCAGAATCTTCGGCGTACCGCCAGCGGCCCACACCTTCTGAATCACGCTCTTGAGAATCGTCTCAGTAAACGTGCGCAGGTTGGCGTCGGTCGCGTCCGTGCGGGTCGCGTTCGGCTGCGTGGTGTACGACGGATCAGCGCCGCCCGTGCCCTTGTCCGTGTTGGACTTCAAGAAGGCAAGGAGCGAGCCCGTCTTACGGAGCGCCGTGCTCACGCCAGAGGAGCCGCCATCGGCCTTCTGGTTGCAGAGCATGATCGACTCCATGTCGCGCTTCAGTTCGGCAGAGCGCTTGGCAAGCTGGTAGGCCAGCTCCGAGCGACGGCCAGCCTTGTCCACCGACTCGAGCGTGCCCGAGAGGATGAGCGTCTTGCGGCTGACCTGCGTGTAGTTGCCGATACGGGTCGTCGCGCTGGTCGAGTCGTAGGACGACACGTCGTCGCCTTCGATCTGCGCGTTGGTCGTAGAAGCGGCGGCGAGCGAGTCCGTCTGCCACTCAAAGTAGGTGTTCTTGACGTTCTCGCGGCCGATGTTCGACATGAACGGCGTCTCTTCCGGCGAGATGTTGTAGATCACATTCGAGAGGGACTCACGGATACCTTTTGCGCTGAAGGTATCAAACGTATTGCTGGTCTGGGACATTAGAAGTTACTCCAAGAATTGTTCAAACACGGCAGCAGCGTCGCGCTTGCTGCCACTATTTGCGAGTCTTGAAAAAGCGGCCTTCGATGCGACGACCTTGGACGACTGCGGCGTGGAGGCGGCCCCGGCCCTCATGGGCTTGGCCTTCTGGATGATCTGCGGACGCATCTGATCGCGTTTGCTCATCAGCTGGTCGAACATCATCGCCTTGCGCAGCGCCAGGACGGCCCGGGCGTCGTAGATGTCCGAAATCTCCTCGACCGTAAAGCCGAGTCTTTCGGTGGCATATTCGACGATCTTCGCCTTCTCGGCGCGCGCCTTGTCAGCGTCGCGCCACTCTGGCATGGCCTCCAAGAGCTTGCTGCGTTCGGACTCGAGGGTCTTCTCGGCCTCCGCTCTCTCTTCAGCCTGCTGCTGCTCCACCAGAGCCTGCTTCTGGGTCTGCACCCACGCCGCCTGCTCTTGCCTGGACCGGACTAGCTCGCGCTGTCTCACCCACTCGACCGGGTTCTCGGCGTAGAGCCTCTCCCAGTCAACCTCGGGCGGTTGCAGCGACTTGAGCGTGCCCTCCAGGGCTGCCAAGGTCTGCGCATACCGTTGCCGCTCTTCCCGCGCCAGAGCAGACTCTTGCTGTGCCTGTTTCCGGGCTTCAGCAATCGCCTGCGTCTTGCGCGTGTAATCCGCGGTGCGGGAGTAACCCTTCAGCAGCTCATCCAGCGGGACATCGACTTCTTCCCCGTCAACCTTGACGCGGAATGTCTGGCCCGGCTGGGGCGCCTCTTCGGCATCCTCCTCGCCTTCGGTCTGCTCGCCCTCGTCGGCGGACTCGCTTGCCGCTAACTCGGGCTCATCTTCCACCACGCCTTCCGTTTCGGGCTGCTCGTTTTCGCCTTCATCGGCGGCGAGCATCTGCTCGAAGACATCTTGCGTGGACTGTACGTTTCCCGGGGGTGTACCCGTGCCGGTAGTGCTCATGACCCCATTGTCACCGTCTACCAGAGATTTTGTCGATGTCTCGGTTGGCGATGGCGCCGTTGTCGATCACCACCCGCAGGTGACGCTGGATCTCGGCCAGGATGCCGACCGCGAGCCACAGACGCTCGCGCTCCTCTTGGTCGGCGGGCTTGCTCTGCCGCCATGCATCCATGTACCGGCGCTCGAGCTCGGCGAAGGCCTCGACCATGATGGGGTTCTCGAGCAGCTCCTTGGCCTGCACCCCCTTGCCGGCGTCGATGTACGGGTTGCGCTCGCTCAAGCCAGCAGCCCGGTCTTGGGGCGGTTCTTCATGGCGCGCTTCAAGAGCTTGCCGCCCTTGTCGGCCTTGTTGAACTCCTTGGCGACCTTCA